GTCGCCCACAGCCCACTCGACGAAACTGTGGTTAACTGCGTGATGGCCATCAGGTAAATTGAGCGCATAACGGAATGGCTGCTGACTGCGCCCGCCAGTCATTGGCAGGCAGCGGAATTGCGGATAGATTCGGGATCTGTTTAAATTGTTCACGCGATTATTTCTCCACACTAATTGATGTAGTCGCCGAGAACGCTGGGCTGCAACCCGGCGTTCTCACTTTTCAGACACGCAAAAAACCCTGTAAACCAGCGTTGCGTGTTCCTGTAATTTGATAATTGCACTGCGTAGTTCCTCGTCTACTGCTACGCGCTCATGTGGTTCAACTACCCCATCCTCAATGGCTAATCTCACCTGTTTTGAATAGCGGCCAATTTGTTCAATCGCCTCTAATAGCCGTTGATTGATGTCACCGTTATCCACCAGTTCAACATCTGGCAACGGCACAAAAATGCCGCCGGACGCCTTAGCTACAGCGTTCACGACGTGATGTTCGCCACCAGCGTGTTGCAACAGCAATGACCAGCCAACCGGAAATATTTGATCGCCACCAGTGCGCAACCGGTTGAAAATTGCGTCCTCGGTTACATCCAGAATTTCTGCGGCCTCAGCATATCCACCAGCTAAACTGGCGACTGTTTTACGGATCGCCTTAATCATCCAGGCTGGCTGGCGTTCAGCTTTCCATTCCGGTTCATTACCCACGATCTGACACCCCTACCTGTGGTTCAAATAGCGGCACCAGTTCGGGATAATCACTGGATACGAACTGGAGTTCGTTTTTTGTAATCTCTGAAATAAGCAGTGCAAACTTCCATGGGATGGGGTCTGACCAACCGCTAACGCTTGATTTTGCGATGTTCAGAGAACGCGCTGTTGCTGTGACTCCACCGTAATAATTTAATACCTCAGATTTATTCATAACCCTCTCATCCGTAAAAGCGAACAAATTGAGTTTAAGCCAACGGATGCCATCTGGTCAATAATTCAAACATTAATAGTTCAGAAAAGCGGACGAATATGAAACACCAAATTCATCAAACAATTAGTGATCGCATCGTGAGCAGGATGCAGGAACTTAACTTACGTAGCAGAGACCTTGTTGCAGGAACAGGGGCATCAAAAAGCACCGTGAGCCAGTGGGTGAATGGAAACAATAACCCTTCTGCAACACAAATTCCCAAAATAGCCAGAATTCTAAACGTAACTGAAACTTGGTTAATAAACGGCGGGAGCTACTCACAAAGAGGTAACCGCACTGAGATGGATCAAAGGCCAATTCAGAAAATCCCTCTAGTCTCGCTGTCGCAGGCGGGGGACTGGAGAAATCTCATGAACCAAACGAACGAATTTTCAGAATGGACAACCGTTACTGATGACGTATCCCCCCATGCGTTCTCGGTAGAAATGGATAATGACTCAATGGCTGGCCTCATCCCAGAGGGTGCCATCGTTATTTTTGATCCCAATAAACCACCTAAATCAGGTCAAATTGTTTTGGCTAACGTTGGCAATTCAGCGGTTATAAAAAAACTAGTGATAGACGGCCCCAGCGCCTACCTGGCTCCGGTGAATTCTGGCTATAAAACTATTGAGCTAGAATCGCTTTCCCAGATCGTTGCTACTGGCGTATCAGTTCAGACAAAACTGCCATAACCCTCCCCTTCAATCGACAACTCAAAAATGGCCATAGAAATGGCCCTACCCGCCCGCGTCCGTAAAAACGAACAAAGACTATTGACCATTTCGTCCGTAAATGCGAACATCCGTTTTGCCACAAAACTGCTTTGAGAAATGACGCTCTTACCCCTCTGAGTTTGCGCCCTCTCACAAAAATTTATTTAGTGTGGAGAAACGGCAGTGGGTTATTGCAGTAGCCCACCAGCCATAATCGAGGAAATGATTATGATCCAGGTAATCGACGATCTGATTACTGATATTTATGACGAGCACCCCCACCCACGTATTGTCTGTAACACTGCTGACGACTATACGGCGCGACTGGTTTCACAACTCAATCAGAAACGCACCACACGTACCAACCAGTCTCCTACCCGCTCCCCGGCTTGTTCTCGCTCTGCTCAGCAGGAGGCGCAACTATGAAAAAACTCGCCCAATATCGCCGCAGCAACGGCCCGAACGCCGGTTTCAGTGAAAAGCTCGCATGGCAGCTATCCAAAGGCCCAGCAACTGGCAGGGAGTTGGCGGAACGATTTGGCATGAGCCTGCGTGAATTCAATCGCCTAATCATTAATACGATGCGGCATGGCGGCAAAACGCTGCAGGTTGAGGCTTCCAATCCGGTCTGTCTCGGTGGCAACTCTATCGACCGCACCTACACACTGATTAGACGTCCACGCCGGGTTGCCCCGCAGGCATTGCCGCCCATGGTCATTAACCAGAGCAATGACCGGTCCGAAGAGGCTATTAAGCGCCACCGTGCTGCAGCTAAACGACGTGCCCGACTGATTGCCAGCGGGATTTACATAGAATGCATGGGTTAGGGAGGCACCAATGAGCATTAAACCTTTGGAAGTGCAGCGTGATGAGGACGGCTACTGGACACACCCGGACTATTTTGTGCCTGCAAACGGTAACGAGTATGGCGTTCCCGGTGAGTTCAGCACGTGGCTGCGTCAGCACAACCTGGAATCATTCACTCTATCCCTAGAATCTGACGATGCAGCATCTGAAGTTGCAGAAAAGTATTTCGATGGGGGCTTTGGTTGCGACATCTCCTTATGGCAGCCATCCAAGCCAGAAGGCAACGGCTGGTTTGTCGGCTCCATTCACGATACCGAGGACGGCCCCTATTGCATCTGGCTTCGCCCTGTAATGTTAGGTGGCCATTAGTAAACGTCCCGTGATCTTTAACTAAGACACGCTTCGCCAAGTTCGCGAAGAGATAAATTGAAACTAAACATAGATAGGCCGTGACCTGTCACGGCTCAGCAGACCTGTTGCAGCAGGTTATGTGGAGAGAACGAGATGTCTGATATTGAAAACGTGATAATTTCTGATGCCGATATCGAAAAAATAACCGGCTATAAAATCCCCTCAAAACAATGCCAGTGCTTGAAACAGGCGGGTATATTTTTTGTGGTCCGCCGTGATGGTCGCCCCAGAACTACATGGCAGCATTTCAACGATCCCATTTCATCAAGAAAAGCCCCGGACACTAATCAACTTGAACCCAACTTCGGAGCACTGGATTAATGGCACGCGTTCGCAAAAACGCTGCAGATGCCTGGATGCCGCCACGCGTTTATCGCGGTAAGTCAGCCTATGAGTTCCATCCCAAAAACGGTGGTGCTATACGCCTCTGTGCGCTGGATGCGGCCCAGTCTTCTGTATGGGCAGCATATGAGGCGCTGATAAATGAGATACCTGATGACAGGCTTCTGGCGTCACTGGCTGACCGCTTTTTCAAATCGGCTGATTTTTTCGAACTGGCACGCGAAACACAGCGGGACTACCTGAAATATTCAAAAAATGTTTTAGCTGTTTTTGGTGCCATGCCATCTGATGCAATCCGGCCTGAGCACGTCAGAAAGTACATGGACAAACGTGGAATAAAAAGTCGGGTACAGGCCAACCGGGAAAAGGCGTTCATGTCCCGTATGTACCGCTGGGGCTATGAGCGTGGCATGGTTAAGGGTAATCCAACGAAAGGGGTTAAAAAGTTCAAGGAGGCGTCGCGAGATCGGTACGTGACCGATGCGGAGTACCAAGCTCTCTATTCATGCGCGCCTGATGTGGTGAAGATCGCTATGGAATTAGCCTACCTCACCTGCTCCCGTCAGGGTGATATTCTCGCAATGAAAAAGAGCCAGATCATGGATGAGGGCATACTGATCAAACAGAGTAAAACCAGTGTTGCTCAGATCAAGGCGTGGTCGCCACGGTTTGCAGCAGCAATCAAAATGGCTGCCGAATTGCCGCTCAAACCAGGGATGAGCAGTATTTTTATCATCCACCAGCCTAACGGTTCTGGCTACACCCGAGACGGGTTTAATAGCCGCTGGAGTGCTGCACGTGAAGCGGCAAAGCTCAAATTTCCAGAACTACTTTTTGATTTCACTTTTCATGATTTGAAGGCAAAGGGTGTGTCTGATCTGGAGGGGGATTTGTACGAGAAGAGAGCCATTACGGGGCATAAAAACGTGGAGCAGACTGCTACTTATGACAGAAAAATAGTGGTGGTTCCCGTAGTTGGCGGACAGGTGAAAGAGAAATAATATTAGGAATGGATATTAGGATGCTGAATTCAGGCACAAAAAAACCGCCTCTGAGGGGCGGTCATACGACACTGCTTATCATTGATTTTATTGGTAATTCGATATGGTGCCCGGGGCGGGACTTGAACCCGCACAGCCTTACAGCCGAGGGATTTTAA